TTTGCGCTTCGCAACCAGCTCGCGATACTTGCGCGCATCATTTAATGCCCGCACATAACGTGAGTCTGTAACCGCCGTCATTTCTTGCTCCGTAAAGCCGTACTGAACGCCAGTCCGGACTAAACTATTTTTGAGCTTGTCTCCCTTATCGGGGTCGGCAAATTCAGGAATGTGCCGTTGCAGAAGTTCTGCTTGCTCTTGAAGGTAGGCTTGACGTGCCTGTTCTTGAGCCTGCATCCGTTGCTGCTGCACTTGGTTTAGTCGCTGCATGTTTTGGGCGTACTGTGCGTGAGCCTCGTCATACTTGAGCTTTTCTTCCATGTACCCGATTGGGTCACTTTCAAATAGCTCGCGTGTTGGCGGGGTTGGAGCTTGCAGTCCACCGTTTTGCGCTTGCTGGTGCAGCTGCATGATTTGCTGTTGCTGCTGTTGCAATGCGGCTGCCTGTTGCTGAATTTGCTTGCGCGCCTCAGCAACTTCTTGAAACCGCTTATTAATTGCCGCTTGTCCCGCAGCAGATTGCTTTAACTGATCCAGTGTCCACTGTTCTTCCTTACCGTCAACCTTGACGGAGAAAACAGTGGTGTCTTCAGTAGCCTCTACAGGGTCTTCGTCGTCAACCTCGACATCATCAAGATCATACTCATCCTGATCCTCGCTGGATGCCTCAACGTCATCTTGCTCTTCACCGCCAGCTTCGACTTCCTCAACCTGATCGTCATCGGGTTCAGTAATCTCATTGACGGCTACGTCAAGATTATCTACTCCTGCGGATACTTCCTCGGAGGTTGCCAGCAGGCTCTCTGCGGCTTGTTCTAGGGTAGTCGATTCCATCGGTGCTACTTCCTCTGTTTGCGATCCAAAAGTGTCTCTGCCGCAAGCGCGGCGTCAAGGTTCACTTCGATCTGGTTAAGCGCACGGATTATCGCGTGCGCCTCCTCACGGGCGGCTACGTCAGCTGCCCCACTGCTTGCGAAAATCTGCATTTGATTTTCGCGCACACTCTGCATGAACTGCTTAAATGCAGTGTCGTTTCTTAACCGTTTGGCTTCATCAGCCTGTATGCGAATACTTGTTGTCATTGTTGACCTGTCATCAAGTTCATCATTGCTGCGTTATGCTCACGCTCACGATCTTGCTCAGCTTTGATGCGTGCGGTGTCCACAGTTGCGCCATATTGACCGTAAATCTTGGCCGCATCAACCATCAAGTCTTGCGCCATCTGGTCACGATACAAGTCGTCATTCATGCCCATCTCGTGCATCTTACGTTGATGCTCAAGCTGCGCCTTAGTCATATCAACTTGCGCCTTAGTTTGCACCTTCATCGCTTCAGTCTGCATAAGCATTTGCGTTGGGTCTGGCATTGGTGGCTGCATTTGCGCTGCTTGCTGCTGCTGCATTAGCATTTGTTGCTCAATCTCTGGTGTCATTGGCGCAAAATAACGCTCAGCGTTACGAATGCCAGACGCCGCAAGAATGTCAGCCAATGAATTGCGAATGTTGGTCAGCGAAACAACGCCATTCATTGGGCCGTATTGCGCATATACTTGCTGCTGAACTTGGAAGATTTGCTGTAAAGCCATCATCTTTTCTTCTTCGCGGCCAGTGCCAAGCCCGACGTTGATACTCACATCCATGTCAACTTTCCAAACGCGCGGATCGACCTGAACGAACTGGCCATTCATCTGCATCATTTGCTCTTCGTCTGTGTGCTTAATTGCCGTGCGAAGCATGATGCCGAAAAGGTCACGCATACCTACAGCCAAGTTGCGCACCATAACCTCAACCTGACCTGCAGCGGCTTGGATTGTCGCTTGAACAGCGGCCTTTGTCGTTGACTGCATGGCGTCTGGATCAAGGCCCATAGAAGCCCGAGAAACGCCTGTTTTTTGCTCTACAAGCTGATCCATATAGGTCAACGCGCTAAGTGTTTGCCCAGCAGTAAATGGGATGTCTAGCGGCTGCACAGAACCAGCTTGGCGCATACGGACGATTGCACCGATCTCATTGTTCATAACATCGTCAATATTAACCGCACCATCAACAATACCAATGCGGGGGTTATTGGTCATAGCAACGTTGTCCAAAATGCCACGCAGGATAGATGTGCTTGCGTCTTGGTCATCCATAACAATCTCAGCCAAGCTGCGCCCATAGAATGTGTGCGGCTCTGGATCAACCTCAAACACAGCAAATGGGATTTCATCGCATGGCATAAAATCTAATAGCTTGTACGTTGTGCCGCCGCAGATAAAACGGTGAAGCGCGGGAATACCCGTGCCATCCACATCAATTCGCATGTACGCTTCAGTTATAGTCACCAAGCGCATTGATGGATCACCCTCTTGATCATCATATGAATCTTGTGAGTAACCGCGACGAACAAAGTCTTCCTCGTTAGCCATTGACGACGCACCAAAGTTTGACCCAAGGCCAACGACTTCCTCAAAGTCAAAACCCATCGCAACCAAATCGCCGACACGCATTTCAGTACGCTGCGCAACAACGTAAGCGTCGTCGATGTTTTTCGCTTGTGCATCAACAAAGAAATCTTCTGGCGCAACGCTTTCGATCTTTATACGACCCTCTGGCATTCTGCGACTAATCTTCAAAGAATGCTCTGGCATTTCCATTTCCATGCCAAAGTCATCCATGGACATGCTTGTTTCTACGCCATGCTCCAAGATGGTGACATCATCATCAGATGCAATCAAAGTGTATTCTTCGTCTGTTAGGT